TTCAAGGTCTTTGTAAAGTTCCAATTTATCGCGGAGCAACTGGCCATCGGCGTCATATTGCTTTTTGATTGCCTCTATGGTTTCCTGTGCGCCTTTGGCAATGGAATCCTGTTTGGCCTTTTCCTGCCGGTCAAAATTCTCCTTGGCTTTAATCTGTTCTTGCAGATATTCATCATACCATTCTTTGATTGCCGCCGTCTGCCGCTGCAACTTCACTTCATCAATCAGCTTCAAGTCGGCGTTGGGATTGGAGCGCATCTTTCCAATGTCGCGCTCGATTTCAGCCAGCGCCTTGTCCAGATCATCCATGCCCGCCGTGGCCTTTTCAAAATTCAGGTCTTCAGCCATCCTTTTCCATTCTTCACGGAGCTTTTGAGCAGCCGCAATCGCTTTTTCGTCTGCTATAACTGCCTTTTCTGTGGCTGTGGTTGCTTTCCGCGCGGCAAGAACTTTAGCCTCCGCCGCATCAGCAGCTGCTTTTGCAGCTTTTTTGCCCTCCGCCGTCAAAGACTCTTCCAGCTTAATCCGTTTTGCCATAAGGTCTTCAAGCGCTTTATCGGACGCATTGTATCGCCGTTCATACTCCATATTGGCATCCGCCGCCCGCTCGAATCTCTCCGTTGAGCTTTTTACGCCAAGCGCGCGCCCTGGGCCGTAAAGCAGCATTTGCGCGGATGTCATCGTACCGCCTAGTTTATCAAGGAACATCGCAAGCCGCCGGATTTCCGCCTGAATGTCAATCAAGACGATTCTGAAATTAACCCCCCAAGCGGTAATCTTGTCTTTGCTGTCGCCACTCAATTCGCCGTTAAGATCAGTAATTGCTCCGGTAATCGTTTCGATGATTTCAGCCAGTGCTGGCGTGAAGGCAAGTCCGAACGCCACCTTGAGATTATCTATATGGCGCTGCAAGGATAGAACCTGTTTCCCCGCCGTCCCCATTGCGGCTTCATAGGTTCCGGCAATCATCTTGCCAGCATCCATAACGGCGTTCATTCTGATCTGTGATTTTTCGGCCTCGGATAATTGCGCCGTCACGCGTCCTGTGGCCTTCGCGACTGCCTGATAACTATTTTCAAAGTTGACATTGATGCCGATGGTTCTAAGGATTTCAACTTGGCCGGACTGTATGCCATAAACCATCCGTTGGAATGCCTCGGATGAATTGATATTGCCGATGACAGCCGCATCCTGGGCGACTCTCGCTAACTGTGACGACTTGGCAAGGTCAAGATTTGCCTGCACCATGCGAGTAAGTGTCTGCCGTGCCTCTATCATTGAAATACCGGCCTTTTCGAGGCTTTTGGTATAGGCTTCCATTTGTGCGCTAGTGTAACCGGCATTGTTGCCCACAACACGCATGACCACGCCCAAAGTTTCATAACGAGCGGCCAACATGGTAGCGTCCTTGACGTATTGCGCCATTTGCAGGACGCCGTAGGCTGCCGCAAGCTGTTTGACCACCCCGGCCATTTGCGTAAAGCTCCGATTGGCCGATGCGGTAGCGGATTCAACTTTCTTTGTTGTCCCCTCGACTTTGGCCGACGTTTTTTCAAGATCGGCTAAATCTCTTGATGCCGTGACAACGCCTTTGGAATCGACTTTTATATAAAGGCTCGCAATATCTCCGCTCATTTTTTATTCGTCTCTGTAAGATAAGCCCGGTCAATTCGTTTCAAGGTTTCAATCTCCCACGCTGTCGGTTCCGTCTTTGTCAATTCCGCCCACGCTTTGATTTCGCTGAACGTCAGAGGCAATGCACCAACCTCCGAGTATCCCCTGCCGCCGGACAGTTCACAAAACCAGCCCCATAAATAATACAGGCAGTCCGGTATATCCACGGGGATGAGTTGCTCCGGCATGTTGCCTGTCTGCCTGTAAACGCTCTCAAGGTGTTCCCTCAACGTTGCGCCATCTTTCTGCCGTGCATTAAGTTGAAACTCATGCTTGGCATACTCGACAAGCGATTCGATCAGGCTTTGATAAAATTTGCGCGGTCACCGACTGCCGTATCCACCTGTTCTTTGATCCAGGGGAAACGCTCATAAAGCATTGCCGCGTTGTCCTTGTTGCAGGCCAGTTCCTTGCCGTCCACGGTCACAGTCTGCTTTTCACCCTGTCGCCATGATTTCGTGACTGCCGCAAGAAGCTGAATGCCGTCCGCTTCCACGGATTCAATCGGCACGTTGGTATTGCGGAAACCGCCCTTGCTCATTTTCTCCATGCGCTTTTTCTGCTGCGCTCTGGATACTCTCTGAAACTCATCGCTGTCTTTGCCGAGAACCGTGATAAAAAGTCCGAGGTCTTCATTCGTTGCCGGGTGGTAAATCGAAACCTCAAAGCCCGCGTTGCTTCCCTTTACTGTATCCAGTGCCGCAAGGTCTATTGTCTTTTCTACTCGCTCTTTCATTTGTTTGCCTCCTAAGTTTTGTTTATAGGCGGATGGTTAGCCTCCGCCCTGTTAATGGTTAAGCCTTTGAATCCTGAATGCTCAAGGTCGTCGCCAATGATGTTGCCGTGTTGGTCGTCCCATCATCGCCAGACGAATTGAACAGCGCCACGAACGGCATGGTCTGAACCAGGCCCTTTTCGCCGTCGTCCTTCGATGCCCCGCCGACTTTAACGCGGGGCATGGTAAAGGCGATAAAATCAGCGGTTGCTCCTGTGCCTGTCGTAAATACGCAGTTAATAGACACCTCGGTTTCATTCAGGAAGTAATCGCGGAAAGTCGCGTCTTCAAAGAATACGGTCATGTTGCCTTTTACGGCCACACGGCCATCGAAGATGTCCGGCTTCACGTTTGACCCGACAACAGGTTCGCTTGACAGGTTCCCGGCTACATCGAAATCAAGTCCGGTCAGAAGCGCAACCTTCGTCCCCTGAACATACAGCGCGCCATTGACAGCCGCCAGAACGCCGCCGGTAGCCGCAGCCATAACCGCTGAAAAATACGGTGACGAGGCAGAAGCATAGTTGACATAATTCAGCCCCATAAGGCCGAAGTCAACGGTCGCAAGCCCGGTCGCCGGCAGTTTAATTGCCATGCTGTTGACCTTGAGGTCATAAAATACCTCGGACAGGTCAACATCTGAAAAATAATGCTCAACGGCAAACCAATTCTCGGTATGTCCAGAGGCCGGAGTCCAGGTCTTTTTGCCAACACCAGTTGCCGTAACTGCACCCGTTTCCACCTTTGCCACTACCGGATTGCCGTCAAGCATGATTCCGGTCATAACCTTTTGCGTCAAAGCAGTAATTAGGAAATTACGGGCATTGTTGCCGGTGCCCGTTGTTGTGAACCCTGTCCATCGGACTACGTCGCCGACTTTCAGCCCATCTGTTATGAATGTTGCCGTTGCCGCCGATGTAAACGTCCCTGCAGCTCCACTTGTTGACGCCGCCGTAATATCACTTTCCGGACCCCCAATCTTAGCCGCCACAAAGTCCTTGCGGAGAATGGCCGCCATCAACTTGGAATAAGTTCCAGGCGAGAGTTCGCCTGAAATGCTGCCTTCCACCGACTGAACGCCATGCCTGAAGTCTCCGATCTGTCTGTCAGCCCGCATTTCATTGGACTGATAGGTTTCTTTTGTTACGTTCAGCGAACTTGTCACGCGCCGCAAATACTGGGCAGTTGCCAGATTTGCCACCGGAATAGTCCCTTTCGTTGCCTGTGGTGCCAGCACAACTTTTTTCTCAATTCCCGAAGCCATTGTTCCCATAATTTTTATTCTCCTTTAATTAAAGTTTTTTATTATGCAAAAATACTACTGAACCAGCGGATTTTTACGGGCAAAGCCCACCTGTCGCCGTCAACCCGCCCTTGGCCGATTTCCGGTGTTCGCTCTATAATCACGCTCACGGTGCCGCTGGTCAGCGTCGTGCCGCGCTTAAATGCCGCCCTGATCAGTTCTGCTCTGTCCGCCGCCGTCTTCGGCCCTGCCTGCAAGGGGTACATGAGCGTCACCTGGAAAATCCCCTGTTCACGATAATACCCGTCGCCCATCGTCGGGTTCGCTGGAGTCGCGGGCATGAGATATGCCGCTTGATACGGTGTGCCGGAAACGGGCGTAAAAGGCACATTTTCCCAAGCCGTCGATAAAGCGGGCGTCATTGCGTTCAGTTTGCTTTCCAGTGCGATTCTTACGGATGCAAGGCTCATGTTAATTCACCGATTGCTTTCTCAACATAATCGTGAAACTCAACTTCTGTTACAGCCACAATCCCTGCGGGCGCCTGTGTTGAATGCCCGTCTTCCAGAGCCTGCATATAAGGCAACGAGTTTTGAATGTAGTGGACTTTGCCGGCCGCCTTCACCGGAACGCTGCCAACTATCCGATCAATGGAGGCCCCGCCTGTGGCGTCAATCTCTTTAAATTCCTGATTCACCAGCACATCTATTGAATGGCTCCAATTCGCCCTTGCGTGTCCGCCGACATATCCGTCCGGCTTGTTGTCCGGGTTCTGCCAGAGTTCAGGGTTGCCAACGGGCGTTCTCTCCACAAGGCTCTTTCCGACATCAAGCACGGTCTTTCTGACAACTAAATCCGCGTTGTCGATGCAATGCTGTGCGAATTTCTGAATGTCCTGTGCAAAGCTCATGCTCTTAAATTCGCCTCGTAAATGACTGTAATCCCGGCAGGCCCCACGGTCTTTAAAGGCTCCACCAACGTATAAACCACGCCGCCGATGCTTACCGTGTCGCCCAAAACCGGAGCCGTTAATGCCGTGCCGTCCGTTTTGAATGCTGAAAGCAATAACTGCTTGTCGCCCGCCTTGATCAGCGTCCCGTCAATTTGTTTCGCGCCATAATCAAACACCGCCCCATAAGCTGTTTGTGTTGAGGTAGTCGCGCCGGTCATTCCGCCCGTAGCCGGGTCATAAGTCCCGGCGGTCACTTTCGTGAGTGTCAGGCTTTGGCCTTTGCCCTTCAAGAGCTTTTGAGCGGTATTCTGTAGGCGCGTGTAAAAGGTCATGATCGTATAAGCCCCATCGAACAGCCGCCCCCGCCCGCCTTCAGATATGGGGCAAGCATGGCATCAATAGCGGCATATCTGGTTCGCTGCGGACTGTTTTTATCATAGGTCACGCTGATACTGCCGACCTGTTCAGACAGCACCCCTTGCGTTAAGTCAGGG